TGTCTGTGAAACTTGCCAACAACACATCAGAAACTACATCATCTCGTACATTAGGGCTTGTCTTTAGTAGTTCAATTGCCCCAAACCAAAGAGGATACATCATTACACAAGGTGTGATTGATGGCTTGAATATGTCAGCATATAACTCGGGAGATGTGCTTTATGTTGGGAATACGGCAGGCTCACTAACCAATGTGCTGCCATTAGCACCTAACCACTATACAAGGGTAGGGATTGTTGAACGTGCCAATGCAGGCAATGGGCAGATATATGTACACGTACAGAATGGATTCCAACTTGATGAGTTATCAGATGTGGATATAACCACTACTCCATTGGTCAATAATGACATATTGGTGTATACAACTGGTGCTAATAACCTTTGGAAGAATAAGACTCTTGGTGCATTCCTTGGTGGTAGTTCATCACAATATTTAAGAGGTAATGGCACATTGGCAACATTCCCATTAACCATCTACAAAGACTTAAACAATCAAGCAGCAGTTACTGGTAACACAAATAATAACAAGGTGGTATCTGTTCTGATTCCTGCTAACACAATATCTGTAGGTAACATCATTGAGATTAAGGCAAGGGTAGGAAAGACGGGGGCGGCTGGTATCACAACGCTCAGAGTTTATGCCAACACAGCCGATTCAATTATAAGCCCTGCACCAACGCTATTAACTACAACGGCTTTGGTTTCAATTGCTCAAAACTATCTCGGTATTGACAGAAGTGCAATAGTAAAGAGTGCAACCATTACGCAAACTGCACAAGCAAATGCATCAATTCCAACTGATGCAGCAATAGGTACTGCATCACTAACCAATTCTAACATTGATTGGTCGCAGAATCAATACATCATATTTGCAATTCAGAATGGTGCTAATGCAGATTCCACAACTTTATCATACTACCAAATCGAAATCAAATGACAAAGATAAGCATCACAACGAATAGTGTTGAATTCACATCAACTGCAAGTGGATTGATGGCATTGATAGAGCCAAAGTGGAACGAGGTAGATGTTAACTCTTTCCATCTAATAACAGAGCAAGGAGTATTCTTAATATCTGTAGTTGCTCATACAATTAATGATAATCAATATTCAACATCACAAGATGCAATTGTGTATCTGAATTCTTTGTAAATTAGCACAACTAAAACAACCAACTATGGCAGGCGTTAAAGTAACCGATTTACCTCCATTATCAAGTGCTGCAAGTGATGATATTATGTACATCGTTGATACAAGCACGAACACAAGCAAGCAAATTGAGGTGCAAAACATCTATGATGGAATGCCTCAGTTTGAAAGTGGAAACTACACGCCAACAATAAGCGGTGAGAATGAATGCACTGCATCTGTATTGCGTGCGCTTTATAGCCGTGTAAATAACATCGTAACGATGAGTATTTATTTAGATGTTGATTTAGACCCCACATTTACAACAGGGAGCTTCAATATTAGTCCACCAGTTGGTTCAACTTTTACAAACGCACGCGATGCCTTTGGTGTTATAACACCAATTACAAACCCGTTTACTGAATTAATTAGTACAATAGTTGCAGCCGATACTGCTTCAAATCAAATTAGTATAGGGGTTGAGGTTTCAGTAGCAGACGCTCAAATAACATTAGTCGCAAACATCCAGTATATCATTCTCTAAATGCGCAGCACCTCGATTCTCGGACTTAATTTAATTAAGAAGTACGAGGGATTGAGGCTATCAAGTTACCTATGTCCTGCATCTGTAGTTACCATTGGTTATGGTTCGACTCGTTATCCCAATGGCAAGAAGGTATTGTTAGGAGAGAAGTTAAGCAGTGAAAAGGAGGCAACACAATTGCTATTGTCTACCCTTGAGCCATTCGAAGCAGCAGTTAACAAGCATCTACCTAATATCAATCAATGTCAATTTGATGCATTAGTATCATTCGCATACAATTTAGGTACAGGCGCATTAATTAAATCAACTCTGCTGAAGAAAGCAAAGATTAATCCTAATGACCCATCAATCCTTGATGAATTCCTGCGATGGAATAAGGCAGCAGGGAAGGTGCTTGTAGGACTTACAAATAGAAGACGAGAAGAGGCTAATTTATATTTCTCATTATGTAAACAATGATGCCAAGTTGCATCAACTGATGGGTGGCATAATCGTAGATTAAGGTATGCCAAGAAGACCTACCAAGCCAAGACGGATAGTTGATATAATTGTCAAGCATTGGCGTGGTACAATTGGTTCACTTATGATATTAGCATCTATCTTTTTACTAATCTTCAAGGTCATATCAACAGAGACTCTTGCAGCAATTGTAGCAGCACTCATTGCAGCAGGGTACATTCCAAAAGCCAAAGACGATGCAGCAAGTTAGAAGAGATACCATCAAGACCATTAGGCACAATAAGGTGAACCTTGACACTATGACCTACCATCCAAGTGTTGATGTTGATTCTGCATTGGTGGAAGCAAATAAGGAATCTTATGAGGCAGTGATGAGTGGTGCGTTCAAGCATCCAGTAAAACAAATTGAATTGACTGCATTTGATACTATAGTACCATGTGATGTATCTTTGTATCCTGCTCCAACGTACTACACTGCCAAGACTCACAACGTAAGAAATGAAGCAGATATTGAGATGCCTATGAACTATGATATACTTTTGAATGGTGTTGTGTTTGGGTTCACCCTTTGGATGAGTGCCAAGTATATCATCACATCTATACCATCTTGGACAAATTTGATTAGTGAATTGAAGCAGGAGATGAGCAAAGCATAGGTTTTAACTATCTTTGTGAAATGTCATTGCTATACATCTTGGATTCAAGCATAGATGTGTTCTATCTCGTGACAGAGAAAGATGGCAATATAATCTCTTCCAACGATTTATTCAAAGAATACATAAGTCATATCAAGCCCAAGAATATTGCTGACATTGCTGCCACTGATAGCGATAGGGATGACCTAATTGCAGCCATTAACAAGAGCAAGAATAAGAGTCCCGAACCTATTAGAGTATATGCCAAGACCAAGCAGAAAACTGGTGTATTGAGGTACAACCTTTGGAATATTTATAGTATCTTGGACTGCTTGCATTTTGTAGGTATGCAGATTATTGATGTCACATCCATTGCTGCCCACGAGCATGAGAGGCAGAAGATACTTTTGGAAGAATTTAGATTCATGCTATCCCATGAATTGAGACAACCATTGACATCGATTGGAGGACTTGTTAGGATGCTCAAGGATAATACAGATGCATCACCAAAGGAGAGGCAAGAACTGATGTCAATGGTGGATGATTCAGTGAATAGGTTAGATGATGTGATAAAAATATTAGTTCGCAAGGCTGCAAGACAGATATGATAGATGCTGCAAAATACCTACCCAAGACTGACGAGGATTGTGATGAGCGATTGGTAAAGGTAGCAGCACTATATGTGATTGAGAGAGGGATGCCAGTGCATACTGCAATCAATGTGTTGATGGAAGGTATTAAGCAAAGGGATGTAGTACAAGATAGGATTAATCAATTGATGATATATATCACAGATGGCTGCTGCCCAATTTAACTTTGACCCTTCCAAGATATTGATGGCAATCATCATTGCCATACTTGTGATGGCATTGGTATCTACTTGTCAAACCAATCTCATCCTGCACGATGATATCACTGAACTCAATGCAATCAATGATGGATTCACCAAAAGAATTTATGATGATTCACTGGTAGTCTATTCGCAGAGGCAGATGATAGTTGACAAAGAGACTGCCATCAAGATGCTGCAATCAGAGGCAGATAAGTTAAGGCTAACCAACCTGCAAGAACTTGCCAAGGTCAAGACCAAGACCATCATAAAGACAGAGATTCAGTTAGGTGAGCCAATCTATATTGATTCATTCCCACATCTTAAACTACCAAGAGAGTTCAGCAAGGTAGATAAGTGGCTAACGATAGATGGCACTATAAATCGTTTAGGACTGCTCCAAATCGATTCAATTGCATCATATGGTACTTTGACCTATGCAGTGGGTGATAGTGCAAGAGAGGGCTTTATTTCGAAGATTTTGGGCAGAAGGGATAAAGTAGTGCGTTTGAGTATAGATAATCCAAATATGACCATCACTGGTATGTCCAACCTATACATCAGAGATGAGAAGAAGTGGTGGCAATCCAAAGGATTTGCCTTTATTCTTGGTGCTGCCATTAGTGGTGGGATAGTTTTCCAAGCAGTCAAGTAAATTTAATTAATTGATTTATAGTTGATTGCGAATTGATGCAAAAAATAATTGCATTTATTCTTGTTTGGCTATTGCCAATTCAAAAAGTATTTAGATATTTGCCTCATCAAACATTTACACACACTTAAACATTCACACGATGACAACGAATCAGCCTTTCGAAAATTACCAAGACGCTTACCATACTATGCGCGAAATGGGAGCATCTATTAATGCAAATCTTTTTTCTTATCGGTTATGCATTTCTCTACGAATGAGAACAATATCAATGGATGAGTTTGAAACTCTTTCTATATCATTGGTTCACTTTTTAGAAAAGGCATATATCGAAACTCCAATCGAATACTAATTAAACACATACACACTCTTTAAACATTTACACGATGAAACTCAATCCATCAATCATCAAGAGAACTTACAAAGTTCAAGAGACTGCTAACTCTTTCATCTTCACTAATTCTTTCAATGTAACTATTGTCTTAGATAAGACAACTGGCAAATACATTGACGGCAATTTGCACGATAATGAGCAGACTCATAAATTGTTTAATTTGTTATTCTCATTCGTTTCTAATAAGTAATCATTAGGGGAGGCATATGTCTCCCCTCTTCTTTTTAAACATTTAAACACAATTTATATGAACCAATCAACTACAAGTACAATCTTCCAAAATTGGAAAGGTACTGAATTCTTCCACTACAATCATCTCACTGGCACACTTGTGATGGTGGTTAATGATGGATGTATCAAAGGACTATACACAAGATGTGATAGTCAATCTGCAAACCTTGCAAGACAATACCATCGTTCAATGGAGTATGGTGTCCCTGCTGAAAAGAGGCTCTATGACCCTTGTACCATCGAAGAGTTCCACAACCAATTCTCATTGGTGACAGAGGCACTCCATTACCAAGCACTTGATTCATTAACCACATCAATTTAAACACTTATGAAAGTAAATGCAACTGGTGGCAATGCCACAAAGAAGACCGCACCACAAGGTGCGCACATCGGAAGATGTTACCAAATCATTGACCTTGGTACAACCGAGGACAAGAAGTTTGGTGGGCGAAAACGTAAAGTACAATTCCTATTCGAACTACCTCTTGAACTTGAGGTGTTCGATGAGACCAAGGGCGCACAACCATACTATGTGCGTACATCTATGACCTTGTCAATGTCGGAGAAGGCGAATCTACGCAAGTTTATCGAGTCTTGGATAGGCAAGTCGATGACAGACAGAGAGGCATCAAACTTTGAGATAATGGATTTGTTGGGCTTGCCTGCACTGCTCAATATCACCCATCGTGTGACAGAGACTGGTACATATGCCAACATCCTTGGCATCTCTCCACTACCCAAAGGGATGGTTTGTCCTGCTCAAGTTAATCCTTCAATGTCTTATGACACCACTGCACACAACCAAGATGTGTTTAGCAAGTTGCCCGAATTCGTTAGGGTTCAGATTATGGAGTCTGATGAGTATCGTTCTAATTTAGTGAATAGCGCAATCAGTCAACCATCAGTTGTGATGCCACAAGTGCAACAAGTGCATACACATAGCACTATTGATCCAATGCTAACCAAGGACTTAGATGATATCTTTGGTTCATCGTTCACAACATCATCAAACAATCCTCCATTCTAATAACTAAAAAAGGGGAGGCACACACTCCTCCCCTCTTCAATCAGAGAAACACATGAACAACAACATTGTAAAGATACAAATTCCAATCAGTGAATTCTATCAAATCATAAATTCTGCCAACACTTTAAAGGCGCAACAATTGACCATACTGGGTATGGTGGTAAAGGACAGACCATCATATGATACAATGGCAGAATCACTAAAGAAGGTGAATGATGCCATCAAGGATGTGGAGATTGCAAGAAAGAACGTAACTGCTCCAATAGATGGGTTCAAGAAAGAACTCATCAAACTTGAGACAGATACACTTGCAGAACTCAAGGAATTCATAGATACTGGCAAGCGTAAGATGCTTGAGTATAGCCAAGAACTTGAGCGAAAGAAGGCAGAGGCAGAGGCTAT